GCCGATTTCAAAGTTGGATAAGACGATTGAACAATGGTTTGATCGTGCTGCACAGGACGCACCGGATGCCGAGTCTACGAAGGCCATCAGGGATTTCCTTGACAAGAAGGCACGCAAATACCTCACCACTGAATTTGGTACAGGTGCAGATCCCATTCGCACGGCGATTGCATCAGGTGAGTTGGCACCGATTGGATCGGATATTGATAGATTCCCAGAATACTTATTGCATGCTGCTCGCAACCCAGAAGTGCCGGGTCATGCACACGCTAGGCGAGATTTGGAAAGGGCGTATGACAGTGCAACCACTGTTGAAGGGCGCATCATGGGAAGGCATGATCCTGCTGATGCAGACGAGCGTCGTCGCTTTAATGAAGCAATTGCTCGAGCTGAAGCAACTGCTGGCCAAACCATGGCTCAAGAGGGCGTGCCGGAAGAGCTTCAAAACTTCCGCTTTACTGGCGTAGCCGGAAACGAATTGGGTGCGTCGTACAACGCAGGTTTGTTGAACGCGGCCAACGCACCACGCGAATTTCCTGCTGTCGCGGGAGCCGTGGAACGCGGTCAGCCTGTCTACGATCTTGGCTATCACACCACGTACATGGACATGTTCTCACCCAAGTATGTGGCAGAGAACATCAATGCGATACCTCCAAACAAGTTGAAGAATATGAGCTTTGCTGATGCGATGATCGAAGGATCAAAGCGCATGGAAGTTTCACGTAACTACGACAAGGCAGTCGATCTGGTGGCCAAGGGTGCAAACGTGCCCAAGGAAGTGGTGATGCAGTTCACCAAGCCTGTCACGGCAACAGATAACGGTCAATGGGTTCAACTCACGGATAAGATGGCCACCAAGATGGAGGGAAAGATGCTGCACCACTCTGTTGGTGGATACGCTTCTGGAACCACGTATGGCCATGGTGGGGCTAAAGGATTTGATGCAGGCGACGCAAAGGTTTGGTCATTGCGCGATCCAAAGACAGGCTTGGCCAAGGTTACGGTTGAAGGCAAAAGATTGGACGATGGCCGTACAGAGATCACACAGATCAAGGGGGACTTCAATTCATTCCCAGAGCAGTACACAGGGGACCTCTTCAACTTCTTTGACCACATGGGATATAGACTCACCTTTCCCAAATCTCGCGAGTATTACCGCAATGGCCCCAATGGCGAACAATTGGATAATACGGTCATAATCAATTGGGGCGAAACATACAAAAAGTGGGCAACGAATAAAACCCTAGATGTTTCTAATCAACTGCCCCCTCCTCCCGGGCAGATAAACATTCCCTTTGCCAAAGGTGGTATGGTAGAACGTCAGACCAACACTGCTAAATACATTTAAGGACACAACATGCCCATCGAAAAACGCATCACAGGCGATGACTACCCCGAAGGTGGGGCCGACATTGAGATTGAATCGCAAGACGCACCGGAGAATCTTCCCGACGTTGAAATCCATTTTGACTCCGAGACCGGCGACTTGTTGGTCAACATTGGCAAGGAAGAGGACGCTGATGTACCTTTCGATGCCAACTTGGCCGATGTCATTGATTCGGATGTGTTGGGAACTATCAGCTCAGAACTGATGCTGTTGTTTGATGCCGACCGTTCTTCGCGCAAAGATTGGGAAGATCAGTACAGCAAGGGCATCAAGCTCTTGGGCTTCACCATGGAGGAGCGCACCAAGCCATTCAAGGGCGCAAGCGGCGTGAGCCATCCCCTGTTGACCGAGAGCATTGTGCAGTTCCAGTCCACCGCGTTGAAGGAACTCTTGCCTGCTGAAGGCCCCGTGCGCACACAAGTGCTGGGCAAGGAAACACGCGAGAAGCTCATGCAAGCCGACCGTGTGCGTGACTTCATGAACTACCAAATCACCTCGGTGATGGAAGAGTACACCCCCGATTTCGATCAGCTCTTGTTCTACACAGGCTACGGCGGTTCGACTTTCAAAAAGGTGTATTACGACGAGAACAAGGGGCGCATGACCAGTGCCTTGGTCCTGCCGGACAACCTGTACATCCCGTATTGGGGCAGCTCAGTCATGAGCGAATGTGAGCGCATCATCCACCGCGTTCCAATGACCACCAATGATTACAAAAAAGCAGTTGTGCGTGGTCAGTACTTGGATGAAGCCCAGCCGCAATCCCTGAACGACAACGGCCAGAGTACGATTAAAAAGGCGGTTGACAAGGCGATGGGTATGACACCCAATGCTGAGGAAGAAGAAATTAGCCTGCTTGAGTTCCAGTTGGACTACGACTTGCAGGGCTTTGAGCACAAAGATGAAAATGGTGAAGTCACCGGTATCGCTTTGCCTTACATCATTACGTTGGATGAGAATACCGGCGACGTTGTCGGTATTCGCCGCAACTGGAAAGAGGGCGATAAGCTTTACAGACGCAAGCAGTATTACGTGCACTACCGCTTGGTCCAAGGCCCGGGGGCCTATGGCCTTGGCTTCTTGCACTTGGTTGGTAACCTGTCCAAAACCGCTACTGCCGCACTGCAACAACTGCTTGATGCCGGTACGTTGGTGAATCTGCCAGCGGGCTTCAAGGCCAAAGGCGCACGGATCATGAATGATGACGTGCCAATCCAGCCGGGTGAATGGCGCGACATGGATGCGGGCGGTATGGAACTGCAATCATCTCTGTTGCCGCTACCGTACAAGGAGCCGAGCCAAACGCTCATGGCGCTGCTTGGGTTCTGCGTGCAGGCTGGCCAGCGCATGGCCAGCATCTCCGATATGCAGGTTGGCGACAGCAATCAAAACGCTGCTGTGGGAACGACGATTGCTTTGCTTGAGAAGGGCAGCTCGGTCATGTCGGCGATTCACAAGCGGTTGCATTACAGCCAGAAGTTGGAGTTCCAACTCTTGGCCAAGGGTTTTGCTGAGTACTTGCCGAACGAGTATCCTTACGATGTCCCCGGTGAGAGCCGCACCATCAAGAAGTCTGACTTTGATGACCGCATCGATGTGTTGCCTGTCTCTGACCCCAACATCTTCTCTGTTGCTCAGCGCATTACCATGGCGCAGACCCAGTTGCAACTGGCTCAAAGCGCACCGCAGATGCACAATATGTACGAAGCCTATCGCCGCATGTACGAAGCGATTGGTGTACGGGATATTGATCAGATTTTGAATACCCAGAATGTGGATAAGCCGAAGGATCCGGCAAGTGAAAATTCACAGGCATTGGATGGTTCACCACTTAAAGCATTTGCTGGTCAGCAGCATGATGCGCATATCATGACGCACATTTTGTTTGGTTTGTCACCTTTGATTCAAGGCATGCCCAACGTGGTGGTGAACTTGCAAAAACATATTTTCGATCACATTCGTTTGAAAGCGGAAGAGGATGTGGAAGCGGAGTTGTTTAAACAATATGGTACAGATCCTGACAAAATGGTATCTGCTTTACAGCGCGAAGCGATGGTTGCAACAAAGGTTGCCGAAGGTTTCCAAGAAATCAAAAAGCTGCAAGAGCAATTGCAGGGTACTCCACCTACTGATCCATTGATTGATCTGAAAAAACAAGAGTTGCAGCAGAATGCACAGCGCGATCAAGCTAAAAATAGTATTGATCAAGCTAAATTGCAGCTCGATCAACAGCGGGAACAGGCGGATCAGCAAGAAACTAAGGCTAAGTTGATGATGTCTATGCAAAAAATGCAAGCAGATGTATCAAAAATGGCAAACCAAGGAGCTCAAAATGCGAAATAAACCCAAAACTATGCCAAAAATTGTGCAAAAAACCCAAAAAAAAATACCAAAAGCACCTGCAAGTGGTAAAAATCCATCTGGAGTAACATATGTTTATCGCAAAGATGCTTTTAACAAGGTAAAACTGGCGTAATTTGTTGTATAATGTAAGTACACCCTTCGGACAGGGGCCATACTGTCTGCTTCATTGGAGTAATCCATGCTTGAATTTGCAGAAACCGTTTTATCTTCCGTTCGTCGCCTTCAAAGGGAGACGCATGAGACGATTTTAAGCGGTGGGATACGGGATATGGAGCAGTATAAGTTCCTGATGGGCCGTCTTGAGGGTTATCGTTTTGTTGAAGAGGCTGTAAAAGACCTCCTTAATAAAAATCCAAACCTTTGAGGACCATACATGACAGAAGTTACTGCATTGGAACAAAAATGGGCACAAGATGCGGCTGATGAAGCCGCAGCGGCAGCTGCAAAGGCTGCTGCGGATGCTTTTGCATCGGCTGAAGCCAAAAAAGACCACGAAGAACGTGTTGAAAACATCAAAGACCATTTGCCTAAGGCTACTGGTTGGCGTGTTATCGTTTTACCTTACCGTGGCGCACGCAAAACTAAGGGTGGTATTGAATTATCGGACCAAACCCTTGAGCGTCAACAACTTACAACAACCTGTGCTTATGTTTTAGCAGTTGGCCCTTTGGCCTACAAGGACGAAGTCAAATTTCCTACCGGCCCGTGGTGCAAGGAAGGGGATTGGATCATTTTTGGCCGTTATGCGGGTGCGCGGATGGCCATTGACGGAGGCGAGATTCGAATTCTTAACGATGACGAAATTCTGGCCACAATAAAAGACCCAGAAGACAT